CAGGATCCGCTCACGCTTGCGCCGCCATGGGCGACCACCGCGACCTGAGCCCTTGCGGGTTGCCCAGGCCTTGGCCTGCTCGGCAGCCAACTCGGCGTGGCCATCGCAGTAGCCATTGGCATTGCGATGCAGCACCCGGCAGCCCTGTGTCCGGCATGGGCGCTGAGGCCTCATCGGCATGGCGATCCGTCCAGATAGTGAGTGCGAGACAGTTCGTCTTGGTCGATGTCCACATCGTCAGCCAGGGCTTCGATCAGCGCCAGGTTCTGGCTTGCGATCGTCTCCAGCAGGCCGGTCTGCTTGTGTTGCTGCTCCAGGATCTGCTGGAGCAAAGAGATTGCTTGCTCGTTCACGGGCCACCTTCATCCATTTATTGATCCATTCGCGCCGGGCGGCGCATCCACTGCAGCTCATCAGCCTTGGGCCTTACGCGACAGGAACAGGTCGGAGTAGCCGCGCAGCTTCTCCACTCCCATGAAGCCGACCATGCCGCCGGCGAAGGTGGCCATGCCCTGTGGCAGGCCCATCCATTCGAGTAGCGGCACTAGGGCCAGGGTGATGAGGCCGCACAGGGCGCCCTCCAAGAACATTTGTCGACGGGTGCCGCCTCCATACACCACCCGGAGAACGGCGATCGCAACGGACAGGCCGGCGGCGCCAAGCTGGGGCTGATGGGCAATCACCCAAGTGAGCACAGCGGCCCACAGGCCAGGATCCTTCTCGGGCATGTTTGGCATCTCGGTTCCTCCCTCTCGGGAGCTAGAAATGAAAAAGCCCGCACAAGGCGGGCTATAGAAATCTTATGAACGGGCTGGGCCTACTACGCTTGACCCCAATCTACGCGGCGAGCTGCCAACCAGGGGTCGATGAACCCAAGTGGCAGGTAGAAGAGGTCAGGATCGTCAGGATCCGCATTGCACTCCTTGCCGGTCAAGGTCAGCAAACGCTGGTATGTAGGCAAACCGCCTGACCACTCTTGGTAGCGAATAACCGTGTACCGCGTACCGTTGTCGTCTCGAACCTCGAAACGCTCAAGCTCGGTCATTTTGGCCATGCACATCTCCTTCGGTGGAAGAGAGATCATTCTGCCACAAAAAAAAGCCCGACATTCGAATGCCGAGCTCTTCGATGGTCAGTCCTCAACACGCGCAGGAATGACAGGATGGATATAATTTCTCTCACTCTCTCACTGATGTCAACAGGCAATTACGCAGCCTGCTTCACCAGCAGCTCCTCCGCTTCCAAAATCTCCCGCACCGCAGCGAGCGCATCGTCAATCATTCCGTCGAGCTTTTCTTTGATGCTGGATCGCCAACGGTAACGGGTCGGCTCCGGCGTGCCATCCAGATCCCAAGTGTTCATATCGTAAAAGCTGTCGGGAAGAATGATCAGATCCTCGACCAGAGCCTCTGCCTTTTTGCGTTCAGACTGGCCCGCGGCCAAGGCAGCGTTGACCAGGTTCTCGCGGCGCCATTCAGGAGCGTCAAGCGGTATATCAACCGCAACCGAGCGAGGCCCTTTCCGGCGCGCCCCTTTGAGCTTCGGGATGGCCCAGGTGGTAACGGCCTTGTAGAGGAACAGCTGAGGCGCCGGGCTGGCAATCAGCGGCGCGATGGCCGTAATCCCCTGCAGCCGCTTTGCCTTGTTGGTGGCGTACTTCGCATTAAGGGCGCTCCAGTGGCGGGGAATGAGCAGGTGATGGAGGCGCGCAGCCAGCCAGTAATCAACCTGAGCCCGGTCAAACCCGCCCGACTGTCCGCCCAGCGAAGCCAGGCACCCCCCCTCCTCCTCCGCCGATTTGTAGAGCTTCTGCCATGCCTGGCCTTTTGCAGCGCCTTTCTCCCCTGCCGCCAGAGCGGCAACTACTGCACCCGATACGCTGTTGTAGATCATGTCCTTCCCCCTCAATCACCGGTGTAGTTGGTGCCGCCGGCGCCGCGCCGGTTGCTTCCCTGATATGTCGCCTCAGGCCCGGATGCCTGAGGGTTCTTCAACTGCTCGATCTGCCGTGTCGCGGCCTGAAGCTTCAGGCTGAGCTGGGTCACCAGTTCATCTAGGGCCAGGGCCTTGCCAGTTGCAGCCTCTACCCAGCCGGAGCCGTTGCAGTGAGCGCAGGGCATCTCGTAGAACATGCTCTTTGCGACCGCTCTCCCACGGCACAAAGGGCACTTGTCCAGATCGATCACGGCCTTCTTGAAGGCTGGGCCGTGACGCTTATTCATGCCTTCGAATCCTCGACTTTCGTGCAACGGAAGGTCTTGCTACCCACGTAGAAACCGCCCAAGCGCTCGCACTCAGCAGCCACCGTGTAATGGGCACGAACCCAGCCGATGTAGTAGGCCAGCAGCAGGCCCGCGGCCTGGTATGCGAAGTCAGCAACGGTCATTTCGAATTCTCGCTAATCACTAATTCGCTAAGGTCGCCCGAGGCCTCGCCGCCATTGGCTTGTGGCGATTTCTGCGGGATTTCAAATAAGGTCTCTTTAAGGCCGTGGATGGCGGTGAAACCGATCCGATCAAGCCACGCATGCCACTTCTCCAGAGCCAACTTGCGCTGCTCCATGGCCTGCGTGTGGATGTAGGTACTGGCGATCTTGCCCAGCGTGTGGTTCAGCAGCATCTCGCCGATGTGGCCGTCGATGCCGAGGTCAGTCCAGGTGGTGCGGGACACCTTGCGCAGATCGTGGCTGGTCCACTCGCCCTGCCCCAGGCGGGTGAACACCATGCTGGCCTGGGTCTCGCTCAGGCAGTGGCCACGGCGATTCGGGAACAGGTAAACGCCCTCATACCCTCGGGCCTGTTGAATCGACCGGTACCGGATCAGCAGTGCCTTGAGCTGAGCGGTCAGTGGCAGGCGGTGCTCGGTACGGGTCTTGGTGTGAGCAGCAGGAATGAACCACTCGGCAGCAGCCAGGGTTACGTCACTCCAGCGGGCCATGCGGGTTTCGCCGATTCGGGTACCGTGGGTCAGCATCATCAGGGCCAGCATGGCGTCGTGCGGGGTCGCCTCGAATGCCTGGGTCAATTGCTGTATCAGCTCGGGCAGGTGCACACCACGCAGGCGAGCAGCCTTCGGGGCAATTCGTGCCTTGGTGAAGTCACTGAAGCGCACTCCGGCCAAAGGATTGTTGTCGACCATTTCCAGCTTCAGGGCTTGGCGGAAGGCGGTCAGCAGCAGGCCGAACATCTGCCGCAGATAGGACAGCGAGAGCTTGGCCTGGGCCGGCCAGATCAGGTGCTTGTCGATCAGCTCAGCGGTGACGTACTTGACTGGCAGATCGCCCAGGCACGGACGCAGGTGCTGCCTGATGGCTGCGCGGGCGGCAGCCTTGCGCTTTGCAGACAGCGAGCGATCGAGCCACATCCGGTCGGCGTACCAGTCGAGCAGTAGGCCCACGGTGTCCATGCCCGATACCACCGGCGCCGTGGCCGGGGAGCGCAGCAAGCGCTGACGCAGCGCGGGCAGTTCGGCAAGCACTGCCGATACGCTCAGGTCAGGCCAGCGGGCCACCGGCACCCACTTCTTGCCGCGCACCAGGTGCCAGGTGCCGCGCTCGCGGTTGCTCCAGAAACGCAGGTACAGGCCCGGGTGACGCGGGTCGCGCAGGTCGCGCACCAACTTGTCGGCGGCCTGCCGGCGTACCTCGGCCTCGCTCAACTTAACTTCCCGAGTCGCGCTCATGCGACCACCACCGCCTCAGCCAGCAGGATCGCCTGGGTGCGCATCACCCCTTCAGCGTGGTAGTGGCGCGCCGTCTCTCGGTCTACAGCTTTGCTACGCCCGTCACAGACATCGTGGCAAGCGCTGCAGGCCCAGGCGCCCTGCAGGTCGTGTGGCTTGTAGCCGACTCCGCAGGTGCCGGCCAGGCGGTAGTGTGCAAGGACAGTGGTTTCGGGGTTGCCGTTGCATACGCCAGGGATACGCACCTGGCATTCGCGGCCGCGCGCGGCCTTGGTCAGTTTGGACTGGCGCATCAGACGCCCTCCCGACCACGGTGAGACGACCAATCGAACGGCAGGACGATCCCGCCGCCCTCGCGCAACCGATCCGCCGAGCGCTCGCCCATGGCTGCGGGCAGCTCTTTTGCGCCCAGGTTGGAAATCACGATGGTCGGCAGCATCCGCTCATAGCGGCCATTGATGATCGAGAACAAGCGGCTCAGCTCGAAATCGCTTGGGGCCTCCTTGCTCGCCCCGACTTCATCCAAAACCAGCAGTGACGGGCGGATAAGCGCGTCGAGAATACTTCCCTCGGTCTGGCCTGAGGCGCCGTCGAACGTCGCACGGATAGCCTGAAGGATGCCCCCAAGCGTCCGGTATGCCGCCGTGTACTGGGTGTTGGCCATGATCGCTTGGGCGATCGAAACCCCCAGGTGAGTCTTGCCGGTGCCCGGGTTGCCGACCAGGATCAGGCAGCGACCGGCAGCCAGGCTGGATTCGAACTCGGCAGCGTATCGCTCACAGCGGGCCTTGGCCTTGTGCTGGCCTTCGCAGGTCGCAGAGTAGCTGTCGAACGTCTTGTCCTTGAAGCGCTTGGGAATCAGCGAATCACCGAGCTTGTAGGCCAGGTCCACGCGCTGACGCTTGATGTCTTCGGCCTGGCTTTTGGCGACCTGCGCCGCCTTGCAGCCTGGGCACGGCGAGCGGAAGGTGTGGCTGAGCACCTGGTGAGAGGTTGCCTCATAGGGACCATGCTCTTCGCACATGGCCATGGACGTGACCTGCGGGCCGGCAATGCTCGACAGGTGGACAACTTTTTCAGAACGCATACGAGCCATCCTCCCGTGGAATGAGGCCGTCGTGGTAGTCGCGGTCGTTGAAGCCGTGATGACGGCTGTTTGTCTTGCCCTGGGCGGGCGATTTGGCGAGGAAGCGCTTGGCGATCCACTCAACTTCGAAGCTGCGCCACCCGCTGTCGATTACGATCTCCATGACCTGGGCTGGCTGAATACCCAAGGCCAGGCACTGGCGGAGCTTCTCGTTCAACCGGCTCCAGACCCGTTCGCTCATCTGGGCGCCCTTAGACTTCCGGACCGCCAGGTAATCAGCGATCAGGGATTCATCGAGGCAGTGCGGGTTGTCCGCCAGCATGGCGACCTTCCCGAATGGTGCCTTGCGATCTTCCTTCGCCCGAGTTGGCTCCGGCTCGCTGGGGGGGCATGTAACATCTTCCGAAGGAAGATTTACATAGGGGGTTTCTTTCTTAGAATAAAGAAGGGACTCAGCGGTTTTGGTCTGTTTCGACTCTTCGCCGATTCGGACCACTTGAGCCGAGTCGGCTGTTTTGGTCTGTTTCGGCTCAGTGACGTAGACCCAGTCTTTCGGGTCATTGACGCCGATATCACCCCGGGCCCCACCCTCGCGAAACAGGACGCGACGACGCAACAGGCTGGACACTGCCTTTGACACGGTGTCGGGGTGAGCGTGGATAGCTTTCGCGATGTCGGTAGCTGGGATGCGTTGAGCGCCCGCACCGAAATTGATGGTGGCCTTAGCCACGTACAGCACAATCTTCATCTCCCGAGCAGGGAGATCGATAGCCAGCAGGCCATCCATGAGCTGGTTGTCCATCCGGGTGAACCCCCTGGACTTGTCAAGTGGGACTATGTTTGTCATGCTTAAACCCGTTATGAAGCTGTAGAGAAAGCCGCCCTGCCAGGCGGTTTTTTTTCGTCTACTGTTCGGGCACTGGATGTCTGAACAGCTGGACGACCACACTACTGGCGCAAGGCCAGGTCACGCATAATTCATCTCGTCAGACGACTTCGTCCCACGGGAAACCGGGGCAAAGAACTTCCTTCTTGAACTTGCCCTCAGTGAGGCGCTCAGCTCGTTTAGCCACCACAGGAGACATCCCGTGCTTACCGCGTACCCAGCCGGAGACTGTGCTCTGGTCAACATTGAGTCGCTCGGCGGTAACCTCCTGCGTCCCGAAATGGGCGACGAGGTCCTTGTAAACAGAGGTCATGACACCACTCCATATGGGTTTCCCCGTATGGTAGTTTATGGGGAATCCGATTTGCAACCATATGGGAGCGCCCGTAATACTCTCGGGATGGAATTCAAAGACCGATTGAAGCTCGCGAGAAAACATGCACAGCTGAACCAGGCTCAGCTGGCTGCCGCTGCGGGCATGACCCAGACCTCGATCTCCGACTTGGAGCGGGGCAAATCGAAGGCCACCGCATTCATGGCGCAGATCGCCAAAGCGTGCGGCGTTTCCCCTATTTGGCTTGCCAATGAAGAAGGGCCGATGATTCCAGGCGATGGAAACGTCGAGCCCGGCCCGCCAATCATTTCGGCGCCTCGAAGGATCAACATCGTGGGTACTGCACAGCTGGGGCCCGACGGCCACTGGCTCAGCTTGGACAACTCCGGCGGCTGGGTTGAAACATACTCAAAGGACGATGATGCCTACGCGCTTAGATTGCGCGGCGATTCGATGGCACCAGCCATTAGAAGTGGCTGGGTGGCAGTGTGCGAGCCAAACCACCGCCTTGTCCCTGGTGAGTACGTGATGGTTACGACAACTGACGGCCAAAGCATGGTTAAGGAGCTCCTCTTCCACAACGAAGAGGGTGTAAGCCTTATGTCCATCAACACTGCTTACGGGGATCGCAGAATGCTGGCATGGACAGAAATCGAAACCATCCACTATGTAGGCGCAATCCTCGGCCCAAGCAAGGTCCTTGGGCGGATCTAAATTACTCACAGCTAACCCAGAGCCCGCAACCTGCGGGCTTTTTTCTGCCTATGTAAAAAACCTGCGCGAAAAGTTTACACATCTCGGCTTTCCAAGCATTGGAAGCCCCTCAATCAAGTATTTCGGGGCTAAAAACCTGTGCGTTTTTCTGTCAGATGACAGGCCGCAAAATTCCAATTACTGTATGTGTATACAGTGAATGGAATTGCACTATGTCCAAGGCAAAAGCTATCCCGCCATCGGCACCAACCACCTTTGATTTACTTGGTTTTCGCATACAGGCGGCTATCAACTCCCCTCGCGCACAGAAGGCTCAGTCAGCCCTGCTAGAGCGAATGCCAAGCGACCGTCAAGCTGACTGGGATAGGCTCCTCGATGAGATTTCCGAGAACGATAATGTGGCCATAACTATTAGGGACGATGGTCACGTCCAAGTTGCCTGGACTCTCCCCTCTCAGGATTAACAGCGCCCCACCCAATGCCCGCCAATTTGAGCGGGCTTTTTTTTGCCTGCCCGTAAAATTATGGGAATACCCGTTGACACGGAATATGGGTGAACCTATATTTCAACCGTCGCTGCCGACATGGCACCGGCAAGGCCAGATTCAGGCCACCGCTCTTTAAAAACCAGCAGATGAGCCACCAGGCGCCGAGTGAATCCGGCAATTGAGTTCTGGTGGACGTTACGCATCACAGCACGCTTCCTCGCTCGACATGTCGGCCCGCAGGTTTGCTGAGCAATACCGATTTCACTGGCTGGCCTTGGCAACAGGGCCAGACGGGAAATCAACCCCAAGGAGCAACACCCATGCTTGCAAAACTGTTCGGCAAGAAAGGTCGTGAAGCACGCGCTGCAATGCAGGTCGTTCAAAACCGCGACCTGATGCAGGCGATCGTGTACGGCGCCTTCTACGTCGCAGCCGCCGACGGCGATATCGGCGAGGACGAGATCAAAAAGACCGAAAAGCTGATCGCCAACACGCCCCAGCTCAAAGGCTTCGGGCCGGAGCTGTCCAACACCATGGACCGCGCCGAGAAAGACTTCCACGATGGCGGCCATCGCATCCTGCGCATGAACGCTGAAAAGGAACTGAAGGACTTGGCCCACTCGCCGGAAGAAGCGGCCATCGTCATCAACGTCATGCTGACCATCGCCGAGGCATCGGGCGACATCGACGACAAGGAAATGGCCGTCCTTGAAAAGTCGGCGAAGCTGATGAGCCTCAGCCTGAAGGACTATCTGTGATCCGAATCGGATCTTTCGCAATCATGGCGATCGCCGTCGCCTGGCTTGTCACGCGCGGCATCGACTACGGGGCCTGCGCCTGGTACGGCCACCAGACCGAGCGCGACACCCGCTACGCCGCATTCGTCGGCTGCATGGTGAAGACCCGCAGCGGATGGGTGCCACGCAACGAACTGCGCACCCAGCAGTAGCACCGCGTCAGCCTGACGTTAACTGCCCGATCAACCTGGTTCCCCATCACCAGGCTGCATCGGTGTGTGATCTGAATGCGCAGGCTGATGCGCAGGTAGCGTCCATGAGGTGCGAATCTCTAAGGCGGGCAATGCCCTGCTGTCGCGCAAATCGCTAAAACCCTCATGAATCCGGGATCAGTGCCGGACAGATCACACACCGATGCAGCCATTAAGGCGCACGCCCGTGCGTCTTACAGCCCATAAAACTCACCACCTTCAACCTTAAATCGGCTCCATCGGTCGTGACGTTCGCCCTCCCCTTGGTCCGGGAGGTAGACGGCAGCGAGCGTCACGACCAATGCAGCCACCCCGCAAGAGCAAATCATGGACACGATCACTATCGGCGCATGGATAGGCCACCTTGGCCGAGGCCTGGCGCCTCGCGAATTGCAATGCATCCTCGATGTCGCCCAGGGCTTCACCACCAAGGAGATAGCCAGGCACTTCGGCATCAGCGAAAGCGGAGTCGAGAAGCGTATTGGCGACGCCATGCTGAAGCTGGGCGTGGCCCGTCGCGCCGCGGCCGTGGCCGAAGCCATGCGCCGCCAGATCATCAGCCCCCTCTGCATCTTGCTGGTTGGCCTCATGGCCATGCACGCAGCCCTAAACGACGGAGACCCGATGCGCCGCGACCGCCGCGCGCCGGAGCGCCGCACCGCGCAAGTTCGAATCGTTCGCAAGGCTGAAGCCTTGGAACTTCACGCCTGACCCACCCGAGGATCACCCATGCAGACAGCAATGCACCCTGCTTTCGAGCAGAAGCTTGCCGTGCTCGCAGCCTTGCTCGAGCGCAGTAAGTCAGTGAGGGCCGAGGCAAACGCCAAGGTCAACCAGCCCGCACCGCGTTACCAGGCATTGGGCAAGGACGGGAAATGGGATGTGGTGGAGATCTCCACCGGTACCGTTCAAGGCTACGCCTTCACCTATCGGGCCGTTATGCGATTCGTTGACGCGATGGAGGCAGGTGCGGCGAGCAAGGGAGGCGGACTTCAATGATCGGCAGCCCAAATCAAGATCAGCGCAGCGCAGTACTAGCCCAGCTCAATGCGAGCATCGACAGCTTCTTCCTGGAAGGAGGAAGCGTGCAGTCTCTGCCGGGCTGCCAGTACGTACCACACCGCGTTCGGCGAGAGCTTCAACCCGAGCGAACGCCGGCGGAGCCGCCGCCGAGCAAGAGAGTTGCCAAGCGGCTGCAG